TTTAATAACACAGTAGGTATTATAGGTAAAAAGAAACTTGGTTCTATTTCAATACCCTCTTCATATCTAGATTCTAATAACTCAAAATCTTTATATAGTAATTTAAAGTTTTCATTAAGTTTAGTTGAGATATATCTAGGAGCACCAGCTTCAGGTGATCTTAAAGAACCAAACTGACCTATCTCATCAAGTAATGGCATAGAGTTCTTAAAAGATTGAGCCATTCCTATAATAGCTGAAGAAAGCGAAGCGTCTCCGTGATGATAATTAGCGTCAGAAGCAACTTTACCCCCTAATTGAAATATTTTTAAAGGCTTATCGTTATAACCTTTCCAAACTTTAGACGCTATGTGAATTATCTTACGTTGAGTAGGTTTAAATCCATCTATAACAGAAGGAATTGCCCTATTTTCAATTACGTATTTAGCATAATTTCCATAGTCTTGATCTAAGTATTCTGTTACCGTTTTTTCCATTATTGTTGTTGCTTTTCTGTTAATGCTTTTTCAAACATTTCTGATAGTTTTTTATCATCAGGAATAGTGTCTTTTAAAACTGCTCCTGCATGCATATAACCTTGCTTATATGCCCATATTAATAATTGAACTATTTCTGTAAAATCGTTGTTTTCTTTCTTTTTCATGTTAGTTTATATTTAAAATTTTTACTTTTCTAGGTGCAGAATCTTTTCCAAACCAGGTATTTAAGCTTTCTTTGTAGTCTTTATCATTAGTTATCTTAATTACTTTAGGATTTTTAATGATCTCCTCGTATTCTGCGTCTTCTAGAGAGGCAAGTCCTTTTTTGTACTCTATATTCCATTTGGTTAGAGACTTTTCTTTACTTGCCCATTTCTTATACTCTTCGTCTGTGTAAAACTCTAAGACTTTATTTGCTCTTTTTGCTACAACAATAGGTGTCATTACTTTATGAATGACCCCTCTGTCAAATAGCTCAGGCCAATATTTATTAAAGAAGTTTATTAATAGTGAAGCGATAGAATCACCATCAGGATCAGCATCAGTGTATATGTATATTTTACCATATCTAAGAGCGTTCGGCTCTTCACCTAATTTTAATCCAAGAGCTGCCATTAAGTCTTTTACTTCGTCATTTTGAATAACCTTTGAATTAGGTAGTTCACTGACATTTAAGAATTTACCTTTTAATGGAAAAGCTCCTATAGTTTGTGAATCTCTAAACTTACGAACAGCACTCAATGCAGATAATCCTTCATATATTCCTAAGATACAACCGTTTCTATTGCCTTTTTTCTTTGCATCTATTAATTTAAGAACTTTACTGCTACTTAGGTTTTTATTTAGCTTTCTAAGTTCTGCTCTTTCTTCTGCTAGTTTTTTTCTTTCAACCCAGTCTAAAACAGATTGTATGATTTCAGATTTAAAAACAAGTTTTGCTATTTTTTCACTAACTTCATGACTTGTTTTAAAATATTTCTGTTCAGTTATAAGCTTTTCTTTAGTTTGAGAAGAGAATGCAGGATTAACTACGGTACTATCAATAAATACATAGAGATGATTTCTAATATCATTAGGTTTAACTTGAACCTTATATTTCTTATGAATCATTTCACGTAGATATTTAATCAATTGATCTGTAATATAGTCTACATGCGTTCCTCCATCTTTTGTATGAACTGAATTGACAAAACTAACATTAGTAAATCCATTCTTTGAATTAGCAAAACCTATTTTCCAATCTTTAGATTCTTCATAGAAATATTCAGATTCACCAGTATATAGTTTAATGTACTCTTCAAACTTTCTAAACTTAATTTCTTTTTTAGTTGATTTGCCATCTTTTACAGTTGTGACATTTATCTTAAGCTTAGCATTACATGCAGCAGCGTCCAAACATCTCTTATATAGAATTAAGTAACTACTTTCATCTATATTTTTCATGTTAAATCGAGACAAGTCAGGAAAATAAACAATTTCTGTAAAACCTCTACTTGCTTTAGTGATAGAAGCCTTGGTTCTCTTATTCATATTATCAGTAAAAGTCTGAGAGAACTTATTGGTTCCATCGCAAGTTGTAATTGTAAACTTTGTACTAAATATGGTAGTAAGAGTAGATCCTACTCCATTTGTACCTGCGACATTTCTGTCCTGAGTATCATCAAAATTACTACCAGCTTTGAGATTAGAGAATATCATTTCTGGTATCCATTCCTTGTGCTCAGGGTGTTTTTTTACAGGTATTCCTCCATTATCCCATACTGTTATACTGTTATTGTCTAAATCAAATATAACTCGTATTTCATCTAGTTTAGGGGTTCTTCTATGCTCATCTATTGAGTTAGAGAGTATTTCATCAAACAATTTTATAAAACCAGGGTTATATACCACTTCTTTTAAGTAAACATTTTCTCCATTAAAGAGAGGTTGCTCACCTCTATGAGCTTTAGTAGAGCCTACATACATATAAGGCCTATGGAGAACATGTTCTATATCAGTTAATTTCTGATATTTAGTTGCAATGTCCTTTTTATTCATATTTTTTTGTACTGCCAAAATGTAATTAGTTTTTATATTACAACTATATAATACTAAATAAATAACTTATATAAGTACTCTGGTTATAAAAAATTGAAGTCCTTATAGAGATAAATAACTAAAAATAATACACTAAGATGAAGAAGAATGTTGTAATGAACCACGCTCAATTCATGGCTGCTGCTAAAGCCGCTGCCGCTAAGTATAGTGCTAAAGGTAATACTGCTCAAAAAGATCAAGGCGGTACTAAAGTTAAGCAAGACCTTTCTAAAGTTGAAGGAAAAGGAACTGCTTCTATCCAGAAATATACTAAAGAATTTTTAGCTAAAGCAAAAAGCAAGAAAGTAGTAGGTAACGGTAAGAAAAAATAAATTCCTTTATTATGAACAGAAAAGTATTAAGTTTTGAAGACTTTGCCATTCTAGAAAAAAAGGGAGCTCTTAAAAAATTAGTTGGAAAAAAACCAGATGAAGAGCTTACAACTACTGACGCTAAAAAGCTAGGTAAAAAAATAGCTAAGATGGACGGTGAAAAAAAGAGAAAATACGTAGGTATAATCAACTTTTTAGGTGCATCTTGTGATATTTATAATGAACTTTGGAAAAACTACACCAAAACAAGGGATAGTATTGCCAAGTAATAAAAACCTTTAGATAAAAAAGGATAAATAAAATAAAATAAAATAATTATACAATTATGGCAGGCTTACCACATTTTGATAACTCTACAGCGGCTACTAATTATTACGAACCAATATTTTTAAACCAGTTTGAGGTAATTATAAATCTACCTTCGGTTATACAAGGAACGAATGATGCTCTATTAGTTGAGCATGTTACAGATATTACAGGACTTCCTGAATTAACTGGTGTAGCAACAGTAGATCAATACTATAAATTCGCTAGACGTACTTTTGCGTCAGGTGTACCTAAAAAGACAGACGCTCAGTTAAAAGTTAATTTTGAAGTTAACTTAAACGAGTCGAACGATGCTTATGTTTACAATATGATGAGAGCATGGGGAGATTTAACGTTTGATCCTTTAAATGGTAGACAAGGTTTAAAAAAGGATTATATAGGATCTATTAAAGTGGTTTTATTTAATAAAGCACAGGAAATATTTAGAGAATTTAATTTTAATCCAGCTTATTTATATGATACATTAACTGTAATGGATTTAGGATATAAGAAAGATGGATTATACAAATTAACAGCAAACTTCCAGTGCGATAGCTACAAAGAAACAAGAATAGGTGCTATTGAAGTATAAAAATTAAGAAATTAAGAATGGATATATTTGACGTACATAGAAGAGATGTTTATAATTTTGACCAATACATGGATCTTAAAAAACCAGGTTTTGGAGGAAACGATTCATTAATATACGATAGAGATAGTAATGGTAAAAAAACATCTGAATCTGATAAATTAAAAGATTACAGAAGAGTAGTTAAACGAGATCCACTTTTTAAGAATCCTCACTACAATTCAACTTATAAGGCAATGAGCCATGATTTAGTATATAAGCAAGAAGGTGAGGAACCTGTTACATATAAAGATCCATACTTAACTGGAATAGCCACAGTTGAGGTTGGAGAATATGAAGATGCAAATGAATCAAAATTAGGTAACTTTACAGATTTTATAAATGAATCAAAAGGTTTAGAAGGATCTGTAAAATCTACAGTAGAAATAGACGGTAATGTTCAAAAGGCATTAAAAGAAGAAGCAGCTAAATTAGAAGAGCTTAAGAAAGCTAGAGAAAAAGCAGTTTCAGAAGGTAAATGCAATAACTTTCAAGAATTTAATTCAGTTTCTGAGGCATGGTATGACATGATAGACGATGCAGAAATAGAAACAGAAGAAGAGGTTGAAACAATGCCAGGTATTGAAACTGAAGAAGGACCTGAAAATCCACCTAGAAGAAGAATTAACCCTAATCCAAAAAACGATGCAGGTTTAAATAAAGCAGTTGAAGACTTAATGGATTACATGGGAATATCTAGAAAAGAAGCTGAAAATATACTAGCTATAGATATTATTAAAGGTTTAGAAACACCTTATCCTGAAACAGAAGAAGAGATTGAAGTAGAACCTGAAATTGAGACTGAAGAAGGTCCTGAGAATCCACCAAGAAGAAGAGTTAATCCTAATCCAAAGAATAAATTTGATGAATTAGGAGAAATTATTGACAAATATGGAGAAGGTCCGGATTGTTATGGAGAAGGTCCAGAATGTGGAGGATACTAATCTATAAATTCAAGAGAAATTTCTTTAAATAAATCTTTATCAAAGTCCTCTTTAGGATCTATTACGTAATAGTTAAAACCTACTTCAGGATATTCCTGATCTAAGAAAGCCATAGTATTTGAGATACCTCCAAACGTGATACTAGTATTTAAGAAAACTATTCTATTATACTTTTGATTTTTAATATTTACAGCTTTATCTAATAGTTTCTTTATTTCATAATTAAGAAGAAAGGATTGCACTGGATTAGGCACTAAGAACTTAGTATTAAATTTGTCTTTTATTATTTTATTAACGTTAAGTAAGTAATCCTCTTTTTGTTTTTTTTCAAACTTCTTAATAAAAAACTTAAACTCTTTTATAAAGATAACATCTAGTTCTCTTAGTTTATCCATTCTATAAATCACTTATTTTTAATATTTCTATACCTGCGGTTTTTAATATCTTAATTCCATCTAAATCTCTGTATTCTTCTATATAAATTACTTTCTTAATACCCGACTGTATAATTAATTTACAACATTCTTTACAAGGAGATAAGGTAACATATAAAGTAGATCCACTTATATCTTGAGTAGATCTAGCTGTTTTTAAAATAGCATTAGCCTCTGCATGTAATACATACCAGTGAGTATTTCCATCAATGTCTTCACAGTCATTAGGAAAACCTGTAGGTGTTCCATTATAACCATCAGAAATAATTACTCCATTTTTTACAACTAATGCTCCTACTTTTTTACGCTTACTTTTACTTAAAGTGGCCCATACTAGAGCCATCTTTAAATAGGTTATATGATATGCTTTTTCTTTATTTGTCATTGTTCTTCATGCTTACTGTTACGAGTATAACTATCTGTAATATTATTGCGTATATTCCTAAAAAGTTTACAAAACTAAGAGATCTATCGCTAAAAGTGATATAATAAGTAACATATCCTAGTAGACAAGCAGCAAAATAAAATATTGCCATCCCTAGTATTATTTTCATTATTTTACCTAGTCTCTGTTTCATACTAAATGATTCTTAAATAAATTATAGTATATAAAAGACAACATATCATCTTCTTTAAAATAACTTAATCTATTAGATATCTTATAAGGATCTTCTAAATTATTTTCTATGTCTTCTTCAATCTCTTTTAAATATGGAGATGGCATAGAAGCAGCATTAATTAGATGCTTTTTTATAGTAGGTAATTGAAAAGGTATAAATTCATGTTGTAACATAGAATCTACTTTTTCAAAATCTCTACTATAGATATGCATAGAGTCTACAATATGAGAATAGGACCCTAGTTCAAGATCAGGATAGGCTACTTCTTTAAGATGAAGCAACGTCTGTTGTTGTAATGCAGTAAAGAAAGCAATATCAGTTGGTAATCCCAATACTACATCGTTACTTCTCATCTTAACAGACATTCTAAGTTTATTATTTCTTATTAAGAAACTTGCATACATTGTACATACAAAATCTTTATTAGTAAGAGATTGATGACATGGTAAATTAAAATGAAGAACGGCTTGTCTAGAATCTTTATCTTTTAAAAGAGACTTAAGAGCCCATTCATATTGAGTGAAACCATGTTCATTTCTAGTATTAAATAAAAGGTTTCCGTATGAAGAGTTTACGGTTCCATCTGGATTCTGTATAGTTTCCCAAAACTTAGCATATCTACTTATAAACTTAACGTCATTTCTACCTAAGAAATACCACATAAATTCAGCTGCGATATACTTGCTTTGAGATGATCTAATCTTATTCTTATATAAACTAAGCATAGGATTCTGTATCTCTATACATACATCTACTATTTCTTTAGTAGAACTAGACCTAGGGTTACTTTCGTGTCCCTCTGGTCCCATTAAATCTGCTAACACTGCCTGATAGGCTTCTGCAAATGTTTCTTTTGAGTAAACTTTCATAAAATATTATACAATAAACAATTAATAGGTTTTACTTATACTTCTGTGGCTGAAGTTATAGTCATTTCAGAGAAAAAATTATTCTTCTCTATACTTATCTTCTTGTGAAATAACTCCTCAGGTAGAGGATCGTGTGAAATAACAAAAACGGTTAATCCATGTTGCTTAGAGAACTCTTTTAGTATCTCAATAGTTTTATATATGCTATCTTTGTCTAATGAGCTAAAGATTTCATCTAGAAACAGTACATTTATCTGATGATTTTTCATTTTTATCAATTCTAGCATAGCAAGTAGAACTATAAGGTTCATTTTCTTTTGTTCACCTGTTGATAAGCTATCTGGTGAAATTTCTTCACCTAAATGTGAAATTAAGGGGTTAAAATTGTTATCAAACTCAAAACTAAACTTAAAATCTAGTTTTTTACTGATACTTAGTATCTTTGAATTTAAAACAGGCATTACTTTATTCATTAGGGCCTGTTTTACACCTGAATCAGACAAAAACTCTAACATATCGGTAAAAATCTGCTGTTTCTTATTGATTTTCTCTAATTTATTAGTAGACTGTTCTATTTTATCTTTGATATTTGTTATTATGTTATTTAAAGCGTTTGTTTGCTTGCTATTGTCCTTTGTTTTTAAGGATTCTATAGCTTCTTGAAGATTTATTATCTCTAAACCTATTTTTGAGACATCTGATTGATTATTTTCGTAATCTTCTTTAATAGATTTTTTACCTGCCTCTAAATCGTCTATATTTTGTTGTAAAATAGGGGTTTTTTCGCTAAAAATACTCTGTTTTTCAAGTATCGCATCCTTTATTTCAGCATGTTTATCGTCAGTTAAGTCACTTAAGCAATGTGGACACTTATTAAGCTCATAGATATCTAATTTTTTAGCTATTTCAGCTAAGGCTGCTTTATTTTTATTGAAAATAACATTAGCTTCCTTTATTTTATCGTTAAGTCCAGATACCTCTTCTTTTAATTTAGTAGAAATAGCTTTATATTTATCTAATTCTATATTCTTATCCTCTATTTCAGTATTTTTAGCTAAAATTTCATTGGTTTTTTCCTCAGTTATGCTATTTTCTAGTAAATTAAGCTGCTCTTTAGATTTTGTTAGAGTTTCACCGCTGCTTTCTATGTCTGACTCAAGGAGAAGTATAGTAGATTTATTATCTTTAGAGTCTTCTTTAACTTGATTTGACATTTCAGTTAGAATATCAGTACCAAATATTCTATCTATTATTTTTCTCTTATCTGTAGGTGTTAATTTTATAAAAGACTTAAAATCCTCAAAAGAAAGACTTATAGTATTTGAAAAAACAGAGAATGGAAAGTTTATAAGCTCATCCTCAACAAACTGATCTACTTTTCTTTTATCAGGAAGATTATGAGCCTCGCCATTAATAGTTAGATTAGTAAAATTAGGGTCAATTCCTCTCTCAATCTTAATACGATCACCTGTAGATGAAATAAATTCATTACAAGTATACGCATTTTTATTAACCCTATTTGGAATATCTTTTGTTTTTCTAACAGCAGATTTTCCATATAGTGAAATTGTTAAAGCCTCCTTTATAGATGACTTTCCACTACCATTTTTACCTTCAACGAGTATTAATTCAGGTTTATCTGAAAAAGTAAACTCTTGAAGTTTGTTTCCATAAGAACATATATTTCTCCAACTTAATTTTAATAATCTCATAAACTATCTTTTACCACCGTGATATTCTACAGCGTGACCTTCATTTATCATCATTTGATTTGCACTTACTTCAGTATCTTTTAAAAAAATTTCACCTAAGCATCTTCCATATTTACCTACTCCATGTGATTTTAAGATAAACATAGACTCGTTTGATTTTATTAAATCTATGAGATATTTTTTAGCTGCTAATCCTCTCTTCTTTTCTTCTTTATCTCTTGTTCTAGATTCAGGAGCATTTATACCCATCATTCTAATTCTTACTTTTTTCCAAGTGTCAAAACCAAGGTCAACTAAAGCGTCTACTGTGTCCCCATCTACTACTCTGTCCAGTTTAGCGTTATATGTGTATAGATTACTCATAATCTTTTTCTTTATTTTTTACTTTATCATTTAGCCTATTAAAATATTGCTTCATAATATTATTGTATGATTCAGGGTATTCCCTCTCAGCTAGACAGTTTAAGAATATCTCATATATATCATACTCTTTTATTTCTTCAATGTTTTCCTGTACCTCCTTTGTTTCTCTTACTTCAGGATTATATGTAAAAAATTCTACTTTTTTATAATCGTAGTTTTCTATCATTTCCATAAAACGAGTAACAGGAAAAGCCGATGCTTTGTCTATTCTCATCATTATATCTACGTAGTTATTACTAAATAGATTTTTAATTTCACTAAGTTTCATCTCTATTAAATCAAGAGCATCTACTTTTATAAATTTAGGAGAAAAAGTATTTTCTTCAAATGTTTCTACTATTTTACTAGAGCCTGAGTCGTTAATTAGATCTATTACGTAGAACCCTTTTGGATTGCCTCTATCTCCTCTGTCTAGTTCAAAAGGTGTTCCAGTGTATAAAACATTACCGTCTTCCTGATGGATATGAATGTGACCAGAAAAGACCCGTTTGAAGTTACTTAATAGTTTAGTATCAAGCCCTGAATGAAGTTTAACCCACTTATTAAGTTTGAAATTTTTAATATCAGCATGGCATACTACATAGTCAGCTTTTCCAATATAAGACTCAACTTCTTTTGTTATCTTTTTCTCATCTTCTATCCAAGGTAACATTAAGAAATTATGAATACCGTCTAAACTCAATATTTCGGGTTTTTCAAATACATGAACATTATGAAATATTTTTTCTATACCCTTTAAAGAGTGTATACTATTATTGTCTTTATAGTAAACATCATGATTTCCTAAGATAATGTATATTCCTCTTTTAAACTTTTTAGAAAGAGCTGAAAATATTTCTAAAGAATCGTTCCATATTCTATTATTGGTATATTCTCTATTATGAAACCAGTCACCTTCCTGAATAAGGATATCTGTTTCTGGATTAAATCCCTGCTCCTCTATTTTATTTAAAAAATGATCTATTAAAAAAGCTTTTTGAGAAGAAGCCCATTCAATAGAGTTATTTCTAACACCTAAATGTAAATCACCTAATAAAAATATTTTATTTATACCTTCTAATGATACCATGTTAAAACATTTTATTGTTTTTATTCATTTTCCAATCTAGGAATTTATATTTTTTATTAAGCTCAGAGAGGAGTATTTCCTTATATGAATATTCTAAAAAGTCAAATATTTTTTTGTAATCCATAGCAGTAATATTAGATATAGCTTCTAATATGTAAATAGGATTTGAAAAGGTCTCATACTCTTTGTCATTCTCCAGTAAAGCGTTTATTTTTTCAAAGATAAAGTTAATCTCATCTTTATTGAATTTATTTCTAGTACCATCTTTTTCAGAGATCATCTCATCAAGTTCTTTATCCTGTTTAATGATCTTAAAGATATGCTCTAGAAATATCTTGTACTCTACGTTATTTTCATAATCATAAAGATCGTTTAAATAACTTTTAGAGTAACCTGCGTCAACTTGAATGTTTCTACTATATTCATATTCGTCAGGGTCTTTTAGTCCATCTCCCTGATTGTATCGATTATTGAATATCTTGTCCTCTCTTTTTTCGTTAACTTCATGTTCATTTTGTGAATCTTTCATTTACAATTAGGTTTTTTTAGATATCATTCAATAAGCTAGTGTAATCATCGTTTTGAATATTCATAGTTTGATTATTACCATCTAATCCAAAACTGTCATTGGAATTTATAGATTTATACGAATCTCTAAGTTCGGTTTCCATTTTTCCTACATCTTCGTCATCGCTATAATATTCACTATTTTCTCCAATAGATTCATCTAGTCTCATATAATCTTTTTTCATGTCAAAGAACTTATAACTTTCTTCATAACCGTTATCTCTATTGGCTATCAATTTAATCTTCATTCTTTGTTCAAGAGGACCTCTCATTAATCCATATAAAGCATCAACTGTATGAATTAATCCAAAAGATTCAGCAACAGAATCCATTCCTAAATCAAAGTCATCAATAGCGTCTCTTTTAATTTGAGTAGCAGTTATTATGCACCATTCATTTCTCATTGCTACACCTCTAAGTTCTTCAGAGATAACTTTAATTTTTTCATAAAGACCGCCTTGTTCAGTAATAGGTCTCATTAAGTTAATATAGTCAACAACTATAACATGAAACTTTTTATTCATTTCTTTTTCTTGACGAATAAAATAATTTTCTACGTCTATGGCAGTTGCACTTCCGGTTGCAAATTCTTTAATAAGAAGTTCGCCTCTCTTTTTTCCAGACTTTTCTAATTCGTCTAGTTTTTGGGTTATTTTTCCAAGCTTTTCTTCTGAAGTAAATGTATCATAAAGACTTGTTTCTATACCTAGAACATTTGAACCTAATCTTTTCATGTATTTAGATTCAGATAATTCTACAGTAAC